CCTTTGTTAACGCAGTTGGTGGGGCTGCGGGAGTAGTCAAATCTACTTATGCCGATGGGACGACGAGTTCCCTGTTTTCCAGTACCGGCGTACCCGCGCTGGCAGAAGCCTACGCGTCTTCAGGGCGAGCGCAACATGCTAACCCCTGTAACTCACGCCAGCAGAACACCCGCAAGGGCGACGCCGGCTGCCTCAACTCCATAGTCCGCGACCCGTTCCGCGATATCCTCGCACCCATGCCCGAGGCGTTCGCTCTCGGCAATGGCTTTCGCCCACATGGACTCCGTAGCAGGAGCATGTGTCGTATGAGCGGCCTGTGCTGGATTCGACGGATCGAATCGGACCCTCCACTCGATAGTGACGAGGTACCTCAGGACACCCACCAGCTCACCATCGCGGAGGTCATTGACCACAACCATGGGACAGAAACCTGCGAAGTCGGCTGATGAGCCTTGACCCCACGTGAATGTGGTGTCAGCCACAGCCCGAACAGGTGTAAAGTCCGCCAATTCGTTCATGTTGTATGGTGTGGCCGACATCGTCACCCCTCTCAGCGCCAGTTTTCCTCCGGCGCACAGCCGAGGACTGTTGTAAGAAATGAACTGGTTAGCGAAGGTATCCCACGTGCGGCTGTTGTTCTGCAGCTTGCTCAGCGTGTGTAATCGGCCGATCGTCGCAAAGCCCCCAGAGCCCGCGACCTGTGCCGGAAACATGATCTGCACTGAGATAGCAGCTGGAACCAACTGGACGTTCTCCCAACCAGCTTGCACTGTGCCCGCGGGATCGACTATTGGTCCCATGGTGTAAGCATTGGTGTTGGAAACGGCGTTCATTGGAAGAGCGCTGTTCGGACTACTCATTGCTATAATGTTAGACCAGTGCATGTCCTCCGCGACACCCAGATCCTCGTACATGGTGGGACCGATGATCATGACCCTGTCACTCGAAGAGAAAATTTGCGTGGTGCGGACGACGGCGTAACTTCCCACAGCCCGAGGTAGCGGCATGTGAGTAGGTACAGTAGCGTCGAAAGCGTAGCGTAGATTCTTGATCTTCGTGGAACCCCATGGCTTCGTGGTGACTGCGGCCATTCCGGCCCTCCACGGGCGGGTGTAGGACGCATTCTGTTGTCTTGGTCGTCGGCGCCTGAGAGGTGCACGGCGACGTCTGGCATTGAGAGCCGCTCGGTCGCGCGCAATCTCCTTTCGGAGCGAGGCCTTGGCACGTCTGTCGCGCGCCATCAAAGAAAAACTGCACAAGGTGCTACGCACCAAAAAACTCGTCTAGGCGGGGAATCGCCTGGCGCCACTGTACAAGCAGGCGCATGTAAACACAACATTGATTTTTGTTTGGGTTTTGGTTTCGCGTCGCGAAGGACTATCGACTGAGTGACGGCGGGTCCAAAGTAAGGACACTAGGCTCAGAACACGCACCGGACTCGGGGCCCCACCTGGCTCAAGTTTCGCAGAGAACCGGGTCGGATGCGCTCACTTTTCATCGATTGTGCGGATAGGCCGCACCTCCGTGGCCAAAATGGCCGTCCGTAGTCATCACTAATGGACCGGTCAGCAACTGCACGCCCTTTCAAGCGTACAACCACCTTCGACGTTCCTCTTCGGCACGCAAGATCATCTGATACTCCCTTGCTGCATGCCTAAGGCGCCATGATACGAGCCGGTCTCGTAGTAAGCAGAACCCGATTCGTGCACTCTCGGGTGGTGGTGGCAACACCTGCGGGGGTCCATTTCCCGCTCTGCTCAAGGCCACACCTCAGTCCCTTGGGTAGTGGGACACCAGGCTCACACCGTGTGTAGACGCTCCACGACGGAATGAAGAATAAGGCAGTGCTCGTCACGTATCCTTGACTTCAGGAGGGCACACCCAGCCGACGGAAAAAGCTCTCTCTTTCCCTCCAACGCACATCTCGATCACCAGCGTTATCTTCCGGTGACCTTCCCCTGATGGCCAAAGTGGCCGGTAATGAATTCTGGCGGCTGAGGCCGCCCAGCGCATGCACCGCTCGCTACTTATGCCTTCCGCCAAGAGGCGGGCAGGCTTTGCCGAAACATATCATGGTCGGCAACTTTCTCCAGCTCCCACGGATAATTGAGGAAATCAATCAACTCACTGTCCGTGCATGTGTAGCCCAGAGACTTCATCCTTGCAAGTTCTTCTGTCTGGGTCGTGTTCGAGTTCTGCTCTCTTATCGTCTTGCGAACCTCGACCGCACCCATTCCTTCTGATCCACCGACCCTCATACTCATCTCACGATCCTGGAAGTCGTGAGAGGCTAGAGCCTCCGCAAAGTCCAAGTACTTCTTTGAGACTGTGGGCAAAATGCCAGCAAAGTCCGCTGCTCTCGACAGCGCAGTAGCACTCGCGACCTGCAAAAGCCCCTTCTTGTCGTTTTTCTCGACTGCATCAAGGGCGGCTCTCGACGTCGACACTCCGTTCGCCAGAGCTCTCGGAAGCTCAGGTGACCACTCACCTGATGGGTAACCCTCCTCGTTAATCGCGAGGTGGACCCCGACGAAAGTGGCACGCGCGGTTGCAAACACCCACTTCATGTTGAAACCCCCGCGCCACCAGAAGGAAAGAGCCCTATGTGAACACAACGCAATGTCGTACCCCACTCCCTCCTTGTCGGCTGCTTCCTGGATCTTCTCCCTGTTTTCCTCGTTCATCATGCTCGTGGGGATGTCAATCAGCCTGGGTGCCGTCTGCACTCCGCTGTCGTCCCCCTCATAACCTCCGAAAAACCACCTTAACACTCCCGCGACATCTTTGCCCCACCTAACATTGGGGTCCCAGAACTTCTCAGGCTCCTCAAAAAGCGAACAACTCCACATAACAAAGTTCACCAAAAAATTGAGGCAGGAAGTCCCGCGGTGTCCTGAACGTCGGATCGCGGTGATGGTGGCCCAATACTTCTCTCCAAACTTGGAAAACAGCATCTTCAGCGTCTTTTTACTGCACACCTCATCGTGCGCCTTTGCCCATGACTCGGGCTGCAGACCAAGGGTATTGAGCACGCCGGTGATGTGACGAATGATGGGGTTCTCCACACACTCTCGAACCACAACACCACATGTCGTATCCCACGCGGACCCATCTCCCTCGACGAAGACCGACAGAAAGTTTTCCATTATGCTCATAGGTTTTCTTTACTGTATCAGAAACTAAGGCATTTGCAGGAGCAACAGCATCAATTTCTCTTTTAGTGAAACCTGTAGTATCCATTTTTGCTGTAG